CTACCGAGAAAGGCATCTGGTCGCATTTGAGCGGGTCCCAGTAGACTTTCTTGGCGATCTCTTTGGCCTTCTCCTTGGTAAGACTCTTCATCTCACCCTGGTAGCCGTTGGCTCTGGCAACTCGAGCAGTCAGGCCCCAGTTTGTTTCGCCTCCTGGATCTACAGGGTTATTAACGTACCCGCCTTCACTTCCCATCAACCGGGTGAATGCGACGTCGAAAGTCATGATTTCACCTCATGGTCCACGATGATTTCGATCTTTGCCTGGAGCTTGGGGGTAGTGAGGATCTGGCAGTTCACATGAACCCCCTCCTTGCTTACATCAAGGCCCGCTTCACGCGCTACAGCACTCATCAAGGCCCATTCGAACGTTGCACCCTCAAGGACGGCAAAGTAGTTCGTCGTATTGATGCGCTTGATGTCGATTTTCATCGCTTAACCATCAGCACCGTATTAGGCGCGAATTTTGGAATCATGGTCTGACTGAGAAACTGACCACTAAGGAACACGATTAGCCCTAACAGGCTCCACGCGACTACACCTTTGATTGCATTCATGGATGCGCTCTACGTTCCCGGCGCTCTCTTATCTGCCTCCGGTCACGTCCATCAATCAGCGATCCGATCCGGTGGAAAATGTAAGCGCCCATAAATATGGAATGCCCGACAATGATTGAGCTTGCCAGGCTGTTGTTGATCATCTTCCATGGCTCCATAACCCATAGCGCTATATGCCCGATCATCAAGATGATGGCGGACATCATGAGAAACGCTACTTCGGTGCGGTCGTCTTCCCTGAACCTCCCGCCGTTTAGGCAGAACCAGACAGAGCGAGCGATCACCATGGAATACATGAGAAAGGCGATTATGGAGATGGTAAGCATCAGCTAGCTCCCGGATTGAACCTCTCGATCCAGTCCTTGACCTTAACCTCCACCACTCCTAGTACCGGATATGCAAAAAATCCAAGCAGCATAATGATGCCGGCACGGTATTGGTTATCTAATGGGATGAACTCGCCGGCCACCTTGCCAACGAAGAAGGCTACAACAAGCTTCGAGACGAACATCTTCCAGGTAAACCGCATGGCGGTCGCTCCTGGGTAGAAAAGGCTCGCAAGCCCTCCAAGCATCCCGAGCAATCCCACAAGGCACCAGTCCAGCAATTTGTCCACTGGCGGTCTCCAAGTTGGTTATAAAAACCCGGCGCACTTACAAACCGGGGAATGCCAAGGCGCTTGGCGTAAAGGGTGACAGGCGACCGGCATCAGCCAATCCATACCTGTCTATTGGTCCGTCATGGGGCTGTTGTCCGTACGGGAGCACGCATGCGGGACTAATTAGGGCCTTATTTCAGGCAATAAAAAACCCGCCACTGAGGACGGGTTTAGTAAGTAGTCATATTCGCGAACGCAGCGATGACATCATGGGAAAATATTCGCTCAAGCGCTTACGCGCTGTCAAGTTCTTCCTGAATATATTTATGTACGCCGTGATTCGCATACTCTCCGTGTAGTTTTTCGCGCTCAATCTTGATGGCTATTTCAGCCTCTTCCTTGGTGCGGAAGTTCTTATTGAAAGCCTTCTTACCATTGACAGTGATGACGGCTCGCCACTGCTTAGCAGCCTTATCGTAGGTTATGCCTTTGACTCCTGACGTATTGCGCTTGGTTATGGCCGAGTTCCAGGAATTCTGATACGGCTTCACCTCTCGAAGATTTTCGAAGAGATTGTTGGTCTTATCTCCGTCCTTATGATCGATCTGGTTTTCGGGCCAGACCCCGGTCATGTACAGCCAGACCAAATGGTGCGCTGGATATCGCTTGCCATCAATGCCGATCATTATGTATCCACGATCCTTGATAGAAACTCCCGCCATCTGACCAGGATTCATCCGAGTGCCGCGCTTCCGCCACTCGAAGACTCCCACCACCTTGTTGTAATAGAGAACTTCTTTCAGACGCTTCTGGGTAAGCATTCCCCTGCCCTCAAGCAACCTTTCCAAATAATTCTTCACGGTCGAAGATTTCGGTCACATGGATCAATGCGGCCTCTTCAATCGCGTCCAGGCTGTTGTAGATTCCATTCCTCCAGCGGCGGCGTGTTGACTCTGGTCGAGCCTCAGAATCCCAGCTGTTCATGTCGTAGAACTCGGCTGGCAGGACGATCATGTCAGTGGAGCGCTTGACGTAATCCTCTCGTTTGGCCGTGAACTCTTTCTTACCCTTCGCCTTTACCGTCCTGCCCCATGCTTTCAGGTCCTCTTCGTGCTTGGCTGACCGGCTTACCACTTCCGTTCCAGCGTTTACGGTGACCTGTACACCCTTGAGCTTGGGTATGAACCATGCCGTAACCGCCTTGTAGACGAACAGCCTGGAAGCCGAAGAGCTGATTCGTGGCACGGTACGACCAATCGCAGCGACCTTGTTTGCCTTGTGTGTTGAATACTTGGCTACCAACAGGTCCCAGTGCTCTTTCTTCAGCTCACGATGCAGCAAGGCGTACAGTGCGCAGTCGAAGTCAAACTTCTCCCGGCCTGACAGGACAGACTTGAACCCGCCTGTGCTCAGCTCGGCATCAATCAGCTTCTGCCAGTTCTGCTTTGTCGTGTTATCGATGTTATCGGCAGCCAGTACCCGTACCAGCGTGCTCATTACGTCGCGATAGATTGCGGTCATACTGCTGCCCTCGCCTTCAGTTCTCGTGTTTTTGCTCGGTAATGGGCCGTGATGGCCTTCAGGTCTTCAATCGTGTACTTGCGAATGCTCTGGTCAGCTTCCAGCGCTTCTACAGCCTCAAGGCCTATGCGCTGGATCAGTCCTATGCGGTAGTCAACGGCATTGCCGGACAGGTAGCGGTTATCCGCCTTGCTCTGGGCATGGCAATTACGCTCATCGAATCTCAGGTGAGGCGCGGCACCGACGCTGCGATAGTGGCCGGCATCGACCGCATTGCCGTTCCAGTCCAGAGGGCGACCACTGGAGATGCAGCAGTGACCAGCCAGACGATCGCGCTCACGGATGAAGGCGTTAAAGGCGATCTGCGCCTCTTTCATGTACTCCGAGCGAGACTTGAGCTTCTTCCTCGCTTCCTTGGCCTCAGCCTGCTCTTTCCTGACGTTTTCTTGCTCAACCTTGGCCGACCTAGCGGCTGCCATTTGCAACGCACAGGAAACGCTACAGGCGGCTTGCAGGGGACGAGCCGGAATGAACTCAGCGCGGCAGGTTGGGTTCTTGCATTTTTTCTTCTTCAGCTTACGGGGTGATGCCTGGATGCCTGATGCTTTGGTCTGGATGGCTGCACTCATTGCCCAGCCTCCAGCAGGTTGTATTCACGCAGCCAGTCAGCGCCTACGCCGTCATAAACCATTCCGTTCTGGCCTACGCCATCAATGTGAGCTTCATCAAATAGGTCCTGCTGGTCGTCCGGCCACTTGGGGAAGCGCTTCTCCCTGATCGTGTCGGCGTACTTGCACGCCTCAACGAAAGTGGAGAACGTCACCGTTACCCCGTCATGATCGACAGTCACAGCACTGGGGTTTCCGTTGTTGATGATGAGTCCTTTCATGCTCCATACCCCTTACGTTCCGCCCGCTGGTTGGCTTGCTCTGTGCGATAGAGTTCTATCCGTAGCTGGGCGACTCCAATTTGTGTCTTCAGGTATTCCTCACGCTCTACGGCTACCTTTAGGCCGTCCAACAGCTGAAGGTATTCAGGGTGCGCGTAGGCATAGGCCTCACGGTCGGCAATGGTCTTGATGCCTTCCTGTTCGGCCTGTTGCATGAGGATTGCCTTCTTGCTCTTGCGGAACTGCTCCAGGTACACCCGGTTAGCTTTGGCTTCGGCGTGGTCTTGGGCACGATCACGGATGAAGGTAAGCGGACGTTCGATCTGGTCATCCATTGCGCTTTCCCCCCTGCTTCACCCAGCGGCGGATCTGCATCTCACAGCCAGTGGTAAGGCATACGCCGTTAGCCATTCCGCGATGAGTCTTTCGAGTCTTGCAGCCGCAGTGGCAATGCTTTCTCGACCTGGGCTCAAGCGGCTCCATGTAGCGGATATGGCCGGGCAAACCACCGACTTGGCCCCATCCATCTATGCCGCCACGCATAGCAGCTGAGCGAGCATTGGGAGATAGAGAGTTGATATCAACCATTAGCGCTTACCTTCCTTGCATGGGCCTAAGCCGCAGACAGCGCACGTGCGGGGATATGGCTTGCCTTGTGCCCGTAGCTCTTGCTGGCACTGGCTTGGCTCTCTGCGAGGACGGTCTATCCCAAACAGCAGCGGCTCAAGATCCTGGCAACGGAAGTGGTGGTAAGCCTCGGTACCCTTGGCCTCGGCGGGGTTCTCTGTCTGAGCAGCACGCTCGAAGCCCTTGGCATATGCGCTTTCAAGGACTTCGGCTATCTGGTCAGTAGTGAGGGTGTAGGTCCTCATGGCTTTACCCTCACACCAGCGGCTTCAATGGCATCCACTACATCCGGCGCGTAGTACATGTAGCCGGGTTGTTCTTCTGGAAGCTGTACCACCAGCGCCGCTCGCCTGTTCCAGTCATCAACCCCGAAACCAATGTCAACGCCATTACTAATTAAGCATTCATGGTTTTTGCACCACACATAGACGATGCTTTCCAACGGCAAGAACCCGTCTCCCGCCTCAGCATCGCTACCACAGAACGGGCATGGACTTAATTCGATCATGCCGCTTCCCTCCCCATGATCTGCAGATGACGCTCACAAATAGCTCTCATGCTGCCTCCTGGATCTGGCGGCGCTCCTGCTTGAGCCGGAAGAATTGGGATATGGCCCACTCAGCCATAGAAAGCGGACCATGCTGTTCGAGAATGGGAGCGTTCAGTTTCGTGTGGTGATCTCTTAGGCTTGCCTCCAGCTGGTCTCTGTCCATCAGCTGGAATAGGTATTCCTGCATAAGGTCGCCTAGCACACGGTAATCAGGGCGTACTGTTCTCTCGCCAGCCCTGTGAAATTCCTGGTAATGCCAACGGTTGAGGTAATGCCTTACCAGCTGACTGACTTCATAGGTCGAATAGCTAACCTCACCCTTCCTATCGAAGTTGCTTAGCACTCCATGGATAACGTCCGGGCCGTCTTGCTCCATATCGCCATGAACAATGATTACCGGGCAGCTTGTCTGCGCTTCAGCATCGATCGCCTTCTCTTGCTCAATCAGCGTTGGATAAGGACCTTTAACCTCTACGAATACGCCTGCTCCAGGCAGGTAGAAGTCAGGCATGTACCAACCATGGCGTGTGTCGATGACTTGAGGCTCATAGATCCAGCGGATTCGCAGGGCAGTCATGATCGAAGCCCAACGGGTCTCTGAGTGAGAGCGCATCCAATAGCCTTGATGCTTGAAGATCGTCTGCTTACTACGCATTACCAGTCCTCCCCTGCTTCTACTGCGCGGGAATAGTTGGCTAAAGGAACAAAACGGGATTTATCGCCTTGGAAACAGGTCAGAACGGTGCCGATCTCGCCGTCTCGATTTTTGCGAATCAGAACTTCACCAATTCCTTTGTCTTGGGTGTTCGGGAAGTACACTTCGTCGCGGTAAACAAACATCACGATGTCGGCGTCCTGCTCGATCGCGCCGGATTCACGCAGGTCACTCAGGACCGGACGTTTATCAGGGCGAGCCTCACAGCCGCGGTTGAGCTGGCAAAGGATCATCACCGGGCAGCCAAGCTCACGAGCCAGCAGCTTGATCTGGCGGGACATGGCGGTAACGTCTTCGGTCCGGCCATTGCCATCGCCTTCAACCAGACCCAGGTAGTCAACAACCAGAAGGCCCAAGCCACCCATCTTGTGCTTGAGGCGGCGCGCTACTGATCGAATACGCGGCATGGTCATAACTGGAACGTCTGATACGGCGATCGGCGCATCGCGGAGCTTGAGGGTGGCTGCAGCCAGCTCAGTTGGGTTTCGGTGAGTACAGTTACCGCTCTTAAGGTCAGGCAGCGGAATGCCACCCACCGCAGCCAATAGGCGATCGGTCAACTGCTCGTCGCTCATCTCCAGGCTGATCACCACAACTGGCTTCTTCTGGTTGATAGCAACATCGGCAGCCACGTTCATGGCTAGGGTTGTCTTGCCCATGGCGGGACGACCAGCAACAACAATCATCTGCCCTGGCTTGAGACCCTGAGTGAAGTTATCCAGATCAGGAATGCCGGTAGACAGCCCCTCAATGGAGATACCCTGAACGGAGCGATCGTGACGGGCCTGAAGGATTTCAACGTGGCTTCTCAGGATGTCCGCCATCATCTTGGCTTCACCGCCCGCCCCTTTCAGATCCAGCGACATCACTACCGACTGAGCCTGAGCCAGCTTGTCTTCGATGCTTGCCTGATCATGGGCAATTTCCAAGATCTGCGATGCAGCACTTGCGATCTGGCGAGAGATAGCGCGTTCACGAACGATCTTGGCGTAGGTTTTGGCATTGGCAACGCTTGGCGTATTGGCTTGAATCTCCGCGGCATAGGGCAGCGTCTTCACATCGTTAGCCAACATGGCCTTGCGATCGCTCAGGGTAATTACGTCGATCGGCTGGCCTTCGTCATGCAGGGTACGAATCAGGCGGAACAGGTCGGCGTTTTCCTGCCATGCAAAGGCATCAGCGGACAGGTCATCACTCAGAACGTCAATCAGGTGAGGCTGCATCAGCATCGCGCCCAGCAGGCCGTGCTCAGCTTCCAGGCTATGAAGTTCGATCATGCTTGTTCCTCCAGGCGACGGAACACGGCACGGCTGCAAATCACCTCAAGACGGGGCTTAACACGCTCACCGCAGTAGTAAACATCGTTCAGCAGGTTGGCCCGCTCGAACTGTGCACGCCAGAAAACGCTGCTCTGGTGGGATTCAGCTTCGTTCCAGCGCTCGACGATCATGCTGCGAAGCTTGCGATCGGTCTCGACAGCCACTTTCGGTAGGTTCGGGCAAGCCTTGTGGTACAGGCCGATGATCTTGTCGACAGGAACGCTGGTTTCGTCTGCGCCGTTCGGATTGGCCTTGAACACTCGGGCTAGCCAGTTGACCAGGAAGCGGCGGTAATCTTTCTTGCGCTTGGCACCGGAAGCCCAGGCAGCTGCACGAACGATCTCGGATTCAACGTCGATCGGCGCATAAGCCTTGGTCCACTTGGCGATCAGTGAAGGATCTACCGTGAAGTCTTCACCGTCGAAAGTAACCAGGACAGGCTTAGCGGTGTCTTCAGGCTGATCCTGTTCGACTGGCTCTTCGCCCTGTTCGCTTTGATCGGCCTGATCAGCCCCCTGGGGGGCAGTAATCTGTTCCGTAGGAACAGTTACTAGGGGTTTATTCTTAGTATAAAGAAGGGAGTCGTCAGTTTTGGTCTGTTTCGCCATTTCGACGACGTTACCATTGATGTCCGAGTCGGCTCTGTTGGTCTGATTCGGACATTCGTAATAGGTCCATTCTTTAGGGTCGCAAAGACCGATATCGCCCCGAGCACCACCCACACGGAAGATGATCCGACGCTTCAGCAGATGACTGATTGCCTTGGATACAACGTCAGGATGGATGTTTGTTGCTTTGGATACGTCAGTTGCCTTGATGCGTACCGGGCCAGTCTGAAAATTGATCGTCGCCTTAGCGATGAAGAGCGATACCTTCAACTCACGAGCTGGCAGGTCGACAGCCATCAAAGCATCGATAAGGCTGTTGTCCATGCGGGTGAACCCTTGGGACTTGCTAAGCTGGATTACGTTTGTCATGATCTGTCTCGACCTTACGGTGGTCATTGAGGAAGCCGGTCTAGCCACCGGCTTTTTCTTGTGCGCAATTTGCCTTTCCCATCTCGATCACTCCTCACCCAGCTGATCGATGTGCTGCGTGTGCTCCATCCAACGTCTTGCAAGATGGAACAGCGCCTCAATGTCGTTCTCGTTGAACGAGCGCATCTCTGTCGAAACGATCTTCAGGTCTAGGAATGCAAGGATCTGAGCGAACCTCTCGAACTGCTCAGGTTTCATGCGGCTGATTGTTGCTTCGTCCACTCCTACCGCCATCGCTACCGGCGCATTACCGACCGATGTAAGGCGCTGCATGATGGCGCTGTAGTTCTTGCGTGACCTTTGAAGCTGGTCCGGGCTTAATTGAGTTGTTGACATGATTAAGCGGCTTCCGCTTTAGCTGTTGGTTGGTTGGATTGAGGTGGAAACACCTTGTCTAGGTTGGTTTTTGCGCCTAACGCATTCAGGGCTTTAACAATCCTTCGTGCGTCCTCTAGCGACGGCTGACGCAGGAGCGCTTCATAGTTCGCCAGTCTGGACTGCTTCCATCCAAGCTTTCGGTAAAGCGCCGCCTGGGTAATGCCAGCCGCCTCACGAATTTCTGCGATGCGGTTCATCGGTATTACTCCCGTAGTAGGTTAGGTAGAGGATAAACACAAATCGTGTTAGATGCAATCACAATTAGTGGAGAGAAAACATTACGCAGCGTGATTAAAATCACGACCATGAAAACTCTCGGTCAGCGCATTGCGCACTACAGAAAACAGGCAGAAATGTCCCAGGCAGCCCTGGCGAAAGCTTGTGGCTGGGCGTCTCAGTCGAGAATCGGCAACTATGAGAAGGACGTGCGGGAGCCGTCTCTTGATGATATTGAACTGATAGCTAATGCCTTGAAGATTCCCAAAGATTGGCTATTACTTGATAAGCCCGCTATCGATAATTCTAATTTCAATGTTGAGTCTGCGCCCGGTGATCGTGGTCGCGTACCGTTGATCTCCTGGATTCAGGCCGGGTTGTGGTGCGAGGCGACTGAGCCGTATTCTTTCTTCAACGCTGATGATTATTTGCCTTGTCCCGTGCCTCACAGTGATCAGACCTACGCATTAAAAGTACGCGGGGAATCAATGTATAACCCGCATGGGCCGCGTTCTTTCCGGGAAGGCGACATAATCTATGTCGACCCCACGAAAGAGGCTGAAAACGGCTCTTTAGTGGTTGTTAAGCTCCTGGATGGGCAAGAGGCAACCTTTAAACAGCTCATCATTGAAGGACGTAGCCGCTACCTGAAAGCGCTTAACCCGTCATGGCCTGAGCCCTTCCTGCCTATAGCTGAAGATGCTGTTATTTGTGGCGTGGTGATATCCAAGCTGGAAGTCTTCTGATTCCATATCGCCATCTTTTACACAGCAAGCTAACTTTTTTGTTGCGACGTGGGTCTCCATTTCTATACTGTACATACAAACAGTAATAAGGAGATCCCGTTATGCCCCGTCGTAGTGCCATTGTAGCTGTACCTCCTACCTCTTTCGATAAGCTCGCCAATCGCGTACAGGCTATGGTCAATAGCCCTAGGGCGCAGATCGATAAGAAGGTTTCCATAGATAGGCTTGAGCATGAATGCCCGGAGGATTGGCAACGGCTGCTGGATGAGATAGCAGAAAACGAAAACGTAACGCTCTCTCATGGGGACAATGGTGCTGTACATCTCGCCTGGACTGAGATGTAAGTTTTAGTTTCATAAAGAAAGCCCGCCTCGCTGCGGGCTTTTTTGTGCCTGCGAGAAATATAAACACACAACGTGTTGACATGTTAAACACAAGGTGTGATTATTAATCACGCCAGCCAACACGGCGGCAACGAAGCTCAGGCTTCCTGCTCTTTCACAATTCAGAATCCCTCCGCAGTCCCGGCTTGCCGACGAGGTTAAACAGACTGCCCTATAGATGCTGACGGTTAACGCATCCACCCCAAGCCATACGCAAACGGGTGCTTCGATGAAGCCATAGCGAGCCGGGTAAGCCAGCGCTGGGAAACCCGAGACGCAAGTCGGCAATGAAGATAGCCATTGCCCATCGATTGAAAATAATTCTCGAGCACCTTCAATGAGGGTGCTCCGGAATCCTTCTAGGAGAGCGCAGATGAAGACGGACGAAATCACAGCGGAAAGTTTCCGAAAGGCATTCAGTTACGACGCGGAAAGCGGAGTCATCTACAGAATTGTTGACAGGCTTTCCCGTGCCATAGAGCCGCAGCCAGCAACCTCAACCGATAGCTACGGATATATACGTGTTTGCTTGAACAGAAGGATGTTCAAGGCTCACCGGGTCGCTTGGTTGCTGCATTACGGCGAATGGCCTAAGGGAGAGATAGACCATATCAATCTAGATAGAACTGATAACCGAATATCAAACTTGCGCGACTGCTCACGGGTAGAGAATGCCAGGAATCATGGAATGCCCAGCACCAATACATCAGGCGTCAAAGGCGTTTCCTATAACGCGCAGTGTAGGAAATGGGTTGCTCAGGTCTGCGTGAATCGTAAGGTAAAGAACCTTGGGTTGTTTGACAGCATAGAGCAGGCCGCCGAAGTGGTGCGATCAGCTCGAGCAGAACTACACGGCCAGTTCGCCAACCACGGATAACCAATCCCCTCTTGGTCAGCCCTGCTGGCTTCCCTGCATATGGAGATATGAGATGAGTGAGATTCAACAGCTGAGAGACGCTAAAAGGTCGCTTATCAAAGAAAATGACCGGCTCCTTGGTGTTGTGCAGGACCTGATCAATAAGCGAGGCGATGCGCTGCTTCAAGTTGAGCAGATGATCAATGAGGTGTTCGAGGCAAAAAGCCTGCTTCACACCGCAAGCATCCGCCTAGCCACATACGGTTTAACGGTAGATGACGATCCAAGGAAGCAGATCATCGAATTCCTTGAGCGCAAAGAGTAACCGCACCACCTGCCCCGCTTAAGCGGTAAGCAGTCTCCCTGCCCCTCTACGGAGGGGTATGGCTTCAGGTTGTAGTGGGTTGATCCGAATACGCAGGCTGATGCGTAAAGAGAGCCCCGTGGTGATGCGGGCGGAAGTTGACCCAAAGACGCTTTGCTGAGGCGGCCGAACGATTTGGGAGGCCAACGAAAAGACACACCAGCAAGCCGGAGATCAGCACCGGCCGGATCAACCCAGTACAACCTTTCCCGAGATTCCCATGACAACCCAACAACTAAGCGCCCGAGCTTCTGAGCTTAGGCGTCAGGCCGCGTCGTGCCCGTTATTCGTAGCCACGATGCTGATTGAGCGAGCTGAAGAGCTGGAGCGTAAGGCCCAGCAAGGACGTATCACGTATGGACCTCTACGAGCGGTTGCATAGAGCTGATGAGCTTCGCAAAGAGGCTGCCCAGCTTCGGTCTGTGTTCTACCAGCGTGACCGGCTTGATTACGAAAGCTACGAGTGGACGCACAGCATTGCTCTGGATCGTGAAGCCGATGAGCTGGACGGCACGGCAGCAAGACGCAGGCGGGAAGACGAAGCCCGCCAAGCTGCACACGAAGCGCGCATGGCTCTGTATCACCAATACCCGCCTGAAGTCAGGGCCAAGCAGAAGCAGGCCCGGATCAAAGAAGTCATCCAGAACCTGGACGCCCTAAACAACTGGCGTCACGAGAACCTAGACCCTCTATACGCCTACAACGCAGGCACGCAAGGAGCACGCTGATGGACAGAGCTAGAGCAGAGCGAATCATCGAAGACCAGATTATGAGCCTGTATACCTCGGCTCATCTAACCGCTGACTACTGGGCTGCATGGGGCTTCATTGAGGCCTATCACGCGGCTGACTTCATCAGTAAGGACATCCGTAATCACTACATTAATCGGCTGAACAAGCTGATTAACGAGCGTCGTAAGGTAATGGGAGCGTTAGCAGCATGAGCCATACACCAGCCCCATGGCGGGCTTCTTGCGGGAAGGCATACACGCTAGTTACTCGGGACTCACAAGGGAAAGATGATCGCGCCGGGAGCGTATTGATATGCCGTATAGCTGGCCCAGAAGACAGCGAGCTTAGACCCTTCAATGCGGATAGGTGGGAAGCTGACGCCCGCCTGATCGCTGCCGCGCCTGATCTGCTAGAGGCATGCGAGGCAGCCGAATGGAATTCACTAGATCTGCCAGAACATGTGCGTATCAAGTTGCAAGCAGCCATCGCCAAAGCCAAAGGAGAGACAGCATGAGTATTCAGGAAGTAGCAGGCCGCACCGAAGCAGACTGCTTCAAGATCGCCGTAGCCAAGGGGATCAGCAAGTATCCCCGTCAGGTTCGCAGGCAGCGCACAGATGCAGGCTGGATCTGGGTTCATCGGTACTTCGTGGGTATGAGAGGTGCGGCATGAGTATCGATTTGAGCAAGGCGCCGGAAGGGGCAACGCATTGGCATAAGGACAGCGAAGTTTGGTGCATGGTAGTAGGCAAGACTGTCTTCTACTGGAAGCGTGGTTGCTGGATAAAGTCTTTTATTATTTTTACTGAAGACGACTACATCGCCCGCCCAACCGCACCAACCTGGAACGGCGAAGGGCTGCCGCCTGTAGGGACGGTGTGTGAGTTGCAAGACGCCACGGAAGTTAGAATTCTGGCTCACACAAAACGCGCAGGTGCGCCGGTTGCGGTCTACCAGTGTACAGATAGCGAGAGTATAGAAGCGTACACGGCTAGCTTTTTCCGCCCCATCCGCACCCCTGAGCAGATAGCAGCGGAAGAACGAGATAATGCCATTAAAGAGATGGCAGAAGAACTCGGCATTATGCACACCACTGCCGCCCAAGCTTATGACAAAGGCTATCGCAAGATTGAGTCTTGATTAGCCTCCCGCTACTCGCTTAACCCCCTCTCCCTCTTCCCCTTTATGCAGCCATGCATTCGGCTGCTTGGAGAAATCATGCCTGGAATTTCTATTCGTGAGCGGAGCCCGCTAGAACTGGCACGTGCGCTCACTTCTATAGGCGCTACCTTTGGCCATCAAGACCCAAGGTATCCAATGTATTTGATCGCAGATACCGGCCACATCATCAGTTCTTACAAGCGAGAACTGCTAATCATGAAGCCAGCTTACAGAGGCTTGTACTTGGCAGTTTTCATGAAAGACATAAGTGGTCAACTGCAAGGAAGGTATATCCACCAGGTCGTGCTAGAGGCTTTCCATGGGCCAAGACCTGAAGGCATGCAGGGCGCTCACTTAGATGGAGATAGACGGAATAACTCATTCACCAATCTAGCCTGGGTGTCTCCTCAAGAAAATGCAGATCACCGGAAGCTACATGGAACATCGGGCAAAGGTGAAAAGAACACTATGGCCAAGCTGACCCATGATCAAGTTCTTGAGATGAGGGAGATGCGCAAAGAGACAGGCCTTTCATACAAAAAGATCGCCCCTCTATTCGGCGTTACAACGATGACAGCTTACAGAGCAATTACAGGTCAATCATGGACATAACAGCTAACTCAAACATCTTCGCTGCCTTCGTCAAAGCTCAGATGGCCTTCGGTCCTGCACTAAAGACAAGCGTCAACCCGGCCTTCAAGTCACGTTATGCACGCCTGGATAACTGCATTGAAGCGGTAATCGATGCACTGAACAACAACGGCATTGGCCTGCTGCAAGTTACTCACCCTGACGACAAGGGCGTGACGGTAGAAACCCTCTTCATCCACGAGTCAGGCGAGAAGATGAGCGGCGGAATCTTCCACGTGCCAGCTCAGAAGCAAGACCCGCAGGGTTATGGCTCCGCGCTGACCTATGCAAGGCGTTTTAGCCTGATGGCGGCGTGTGGCATCGCCCCTGAAGACGATGATGGTGAGGCGGCTATGCAGCCTTATCGCGAGAAGAAGCAGCCCGCACCTCAGTACATCAGCAAGCAGCAGCTTAATCGCCTAGAAGCCGCACTGAACGCTTGCAGCCCGGTAGTACAGAAGAAGTTCGAAGCTGATTACCCAGACGCCACCAAGATGACCACAGACGTCTACGACAGCATCGTGAGCAGCCTTGAGTCAGCCGCCAAGAAGTATCAGGAACGTCAAAACGCAGCGTAGGTGACATATGCCCTTCCAAGCCGGTAACTCTCATCACAACACAAAGCTGACCGAAGCCGACGTACATGCCATGCGTGACCTTTATGAGTGGCGTAAGGCTGAGATCGAACGAATCAACTCAATTGCCAGCACCAAGGCTCTTGCCGAGAAGTTTGAAGTATCGGAAAGCGCTGTATTGCAGATCGTGAGCTTCCGGCGCTGGAGCCATATTTAACTCTTTGGTGCTCATCATGCTTGTAGACACCCGCGCAATTACCCAGCGTCAGCCCTCTCGTGAGCAGCTTGCTCAAGCCCTTGAAGCGTATCTAGCCAGCGGTAAGCAGGTAACGGAGTTGGGTTACTGCCTACCCTCAGCAGACCGTTACAACATCAGAACCCATTTCAAGCTGCCTGGAACACCGGAATTCAGCGCCCAGTAGTTGGAGGCGAACATGACCCTAGCAATCAAACATCGCACACCCGAAGCAATCAGCGCAGCCGTTAGCCGTCAGGCCATCTTCCTAAGCATGGACATGGATGACGAGTACTTCGAAGGCCGAGCAGCACGTGATTGCTCTCTTCCAGAGAAAGCATGCCCTTACGGCCGCACACAGATGCGCAAGCGCTGTGCCTGGTTCGCTGGCTACTACGACGCCTAGGACACCATCATGACCGCTAATGAGGCAGCGCAGCCTTTAAGGCCTGCGCACGTAATCTTCTGCTCGTATGGAAATGACTCGATAGCCCTGATTCAGTGGGCTTATGAGAACAATCTGAAGGATGTCGCTTGCCTTTACTCAGACACGGGCTGGGCTGCTGACTGGTGGCATGAGCGAGTCGAGCAAGGCGAAGCTTTGGCTAACTCGTACGGTTTCCGCACTTCCAGGACGGTGTCAGAAGGAATGATTGAATTAGTTAAGCGCAAGAAAGGATGGCCTGCAGGTGGCGGCATGGGTTCTTTCTGTACGAGAGAGTTAAAGGTTGTCCCAGCCCTTAACTGGCTAGAAGCAAATGATCCTGGAAAGGAAGCTACTTGCCTCACTGGAGTACGGCGCAGTGAAAGCAGCCATCGCTCAACCGCCCCTGAGCACATAGACGAATCAGAGCGGCACGGCGGAAGAGACCTGTGGCAACCGCTCGTGCGGCACACGGATGAGATGCGGAACGAGCTAATAGCTAGAGCAGGTTTTGATGTCTTACCCCACCGCTCAATGGAGTGCTTCCCCTGCGTTCACGCCAACATCGACGATATTCGGATGCTTACTCCTGACCGCATCGCTCTGATAGACATAACCGAGCGTGAATTAGGCAATACAAGCAAAGGCAAGCCTCGGGTCATGTTCCGTCCTGCCAGGCACAAGCGAGCAGTGGGGATTAAGCGCGTTGTTGAGTGGTCTCGCGCCCTCCGAAGCCGCGATCAGATGGACATGTTCAGCCCAGGTTCTGGCTGTGATTCAGGTTTCTGCGGAGGCTGACATGACTACGTTACGAGAATCAGCGCAGGCCGTTGAGGCTTGTGTGTGGCTGCATGTCCCTACCGGTGTTCGGTATCGAATCGTACTCACCTCAGACGCAGGCGTAGAGCTGGAGAACATAGCAGCGATGCGGTGTAGGCAAGTGCTTTGGAAGGACTTCAATAACGCGAATGTATGGGAGAGGCAGATATGAGCAGTCGGGAAGAGTTTGAGGCGTGGTACTTGAATAGAAACTATAGGGATTTCCAGGACTTGGGCAAGCAATGTCTAGAGAAGCTACCTGACGGCGATTATTTGCGAGCTGCCCCCTCGATTTCATGGGCAGCCTGGCAAGCCTCCCGCGCTGCGGCGGTGGTGGAGTTGCCCAAGGTAATTATCGATGACGATATGAATAAGGCTGAATGGGAAGCAGCTAGGGACATGCGTGAGCGCTGCGAAGAAGCCATCCAAGCTGCTGGCATCCCGGTAAAGCAGCCATGACCCTCCTATCCGCTCTACTCCCTCCCCTAACCCTCACTATCACAGTCATAGCCTATCTGGCTTGGAGCGTTACGCATGAACATTGATATCGATGGATTGATTGAGCTAGCGAAGAAGGCAACGCCGGAGCCTTGGGAGCTATATCACGGCTTCGTTGCTACTGATTTAGATGCGGATGGCGCAGTCGTTATTGCTGAGAGACCAGCTCGAAGCGGCGGCAAGCAGCAAAAACAAGTCGATTCAAACATGGCTTACATCGCAGCAGCCAACCCCGCCGTCATCCTAGCCCTCTGCGAACGCCTGCGCGAAGCAGAATCAGCAATGAAGCTATCCCTCAAGCTGCTCCAAGACGGTGAGGTAGATAGCGCTATCGATCAGATAGAGGAAGCACTGAACCCGGAGGTGAGTGATGAGTGAACGGAAGAGCAAATTGGCTTATGGCGTCGGCACAATGGATGCTGACTATGCGGTAAAGAAGTATGAAAACTGGCATGAGAATGGATGCAGGAAACAAAAGCTTTTATGGATCTGCCCTTTCTACATGAAATGGAACAGCATGCTTCAACGTTGCTACTCTGAGAAATTCTTAGAGAAATATCCTACATATAGAGGATTCTCTGTTTGTCAAGAATGGTTAACCTTTAGCAACTTTAAAGCCTGGATGGAAAAACAGGATTGGGAGCATAAGCACCTAGATAAGGATATATTGTTTCCTGGGAATAAAATCTATAGCCCTGCCACATGTGTTTTCATTGATCCTAAAGTTAATACCTTCATTACTGAAAGTAATGCTTCTAGGGGCGAGTGGCTGATCGGAGTTTGCTGGCATAAAGCGGCTAATAAATTTATCTCTATGTGTAGAGATGGATCAGGTAAACGGAAGCACCTCGGGCTATTTGATACAGAGTTAGAATCTCATAAAGCTTGGGTCGAATATAAGCTTAAGCTCGCTTATCAATTAGCGGCTGAACAGTCTGACGAGCGAATCGCTCAGGCTTTGATTGCGCGCTATGAGAACTATATGAGTGGCAAGCCATGATCATGGTCATAGCCTTCCTTGCCACTGCCGTAACGACCCTTGCGCTGGTTCAGTCGCCCGCCTGGGCATCCCTTCTGCCGTTTGTGATGTTTGGTTTGGAGATAGAGTCATGAGTGATGTTTTAAGGGATCAACAAGGGAATGCTTTGAAGGTTGGGCTTGCGTACAAGATGGTGATAGGAAGGCCGGGGCCTGATACCAGCACTGTTATCCTGAAAAAGATTAACGATGACCAAACACTTTCGGTATACGACGTTTATTTCGAAATGGAAAACGAGTGCAAACCTGATGACCTATGGAAACCAATCAAACACGGCTGGAAGACAGAAGAATTAGAGCTTATTTGTAAGTTTGGAGGTCAGCCATGACTCAACAAGCAAAGCAGCCCTTCACGTGGGGCGAACTCCTGGCCTGGGCGATCCTAGCCTTCTTCGCTTGGCTTTACTGGGAGGCTTACCAGATGCAGGGTGGTATATGGTGATGGATATGGTAGAGAGAAAGACGACTGAGCTGGAAGGCGCGGCTCTGGACTGGTCCGTGGCTATAGCCGAAGGTTGGACGCCTGACAGACCGAAAGACGGCCAGCTTAGAAAGGAATGGTTAGGTGGCGTTACGCACTACATAGCCGTCGGAGAACATGCTCAGTGCGCTTCATGGCAGAGGTTTTCCCCTTCTACCGACTGGAGCCAAGGAGGGCCTCTTATAGTGAAGTACGGATGCGATCTAACCTGTATAGCTTCAGCAAATTGCTGGGAAGCAGCCTGCTGGGATAACGATATGCCGGTGCCGGATCTCCATGTAAGAGAAGGCGAAACGCCATTAATAGCCGCCTGCCGCTCAATCGTAGCCGCCAAGCTTGGCGACACCGTTCAGATCCCCTCTGAACTAGCTTAACCCCCTTCCTTATTTACCACCTGCCATTAGGCGGGATAGGAGCTTATTGCCTATGAATCGGTTCAAGACCTATGACGCCAACTTGCATGGCGATGATTACGTGGTAGGCGATATACACGGATGCTTTACCAAGCTTGAAAACCTCCTTTCCACGATAGGGTTTAATGAAGAGGTTGACCGCCTTTTCTCTGTGGGCGATTTGGTTGATCGTGGCCCAGAGAACGAACGCTGCATAGAGTTCTTGAACAAGCCTTGGTTTCATGCGGTACGAGGCAATCATGAGCAGATGATTATCGACGCATACAAATATGGCGAAAGCCCTGAGCTGTCGATCATGAATGGCGGCATGTGGATATATGGCTTGCCAGACGTAGAGAGACAGTGCTACGCAGCTCTATTCGATGAGCTGCCGTATGCAATGCAAGTCGATACTGGCGAGAGGCTGATAGGCATAGTCCACGCTGAATGCCCTACCCTTGACTGGGCTCAGTTTAAAGACGCACTAAGCAGGCCGCCTAAAGACGACATGAATGATAGGTCGATTGCTCAGGCATCGATCTGGGCTAGGACAAGAATCAGCTACCAAGAAACCTCAGTCATTCAAAACATCAACAGGGTTTTCTGTGGGCATACCCCAGTAGATAGGCCGTGTACGCTAGGAAATGTGACCTACATTGATACCGGCGCTTGCTTTGGTCGAAAGCTGACAATAGTTCGAATGGAAGACTTGAAAGTCTACGACCAGTTCTAACCTCCTTCCCCTTCCTTTATATACACCTGCCCTGCAGGAGGCACACCTATGGGCGCTTTATCGCGAATTGAAACTGAAGACGTGCATGACAAGGTATCTGAAGAGAAAATGGCCGCCCTTCTTGGGATCACCAAGAAAGCGCTTCAACGGAGGCGTGAGCGAGGAACAATACCTGCTGACGTTTGGATAAAGATGAACAGTCGGATCATCTACAGCTTGCGGAGATATGATGAATGGCTAGAAAGCAGATGGAGTTGCCGCGAGGTGTCGAGTTCGTCGGTGAAAAAATCAGAATCCGCTTCCAGTGGAACAAGCGACGGTGCTGCGAAACGCTCCCCTTCCCTCAGACCACGAAAGGGATCGCGGCAGCAGCAGGTTTACGTTCTCAAGTAGTCCAGTTGGACAAGCTTGGAGTCCTTACTCCAGAAAAATACCTTGAGTTCTTCCCAGGCTCACGTCAGGCACCCGCGACAGAGGTGCCAATATTCTTCGAATACGCTCAAGGATGGCTTGATAGCCTTCAGATAGTAGAAGGCACACGGAAGAATTACCGCTCTACCCTCCAAACTTACTGGATACCGTATCTGGCTCCAAGGCGCATGGACGAGATAACCCCCGCCTACCTTCGAAAAGTTACAACTGAAATCAACTGGCCGTCCGCTTCCAGACGTAAGGCGGCGGTCATGTTGATCACCAGCATATTCAATCAGGCTCTCAAGGAAGAGGTCATCCTCCGCAACCCGGCTTTATCCATCCCTTCCACGCGAGTACCAAAGCGTGACGTGGATCCATTCACTAGGGAAGAAGCCGATCTGATCATCTCGAAGCTATACGAGATCACTGCCGGCCTTCAACAGATATACGCCTTCTTCTTTGAGTTTGCTTTCTACACCGGAATGCGCCCAGGGGAGACAATGGCCCTGCGCTGGAACGAGATAGATTTCAGGAAGAAAACCGCCAGGGTATGCCGCATTCAGTCGCTCGGTCAGATCCGCGAGAGGACAAAAACCAAGGTCACTCGGGAAGTTCTATTGAACGATCGGGCACTTCAGGCACTCGAACGAGCCAGGACTTTAACTTTCGCACGCTCCGATTATGTGTTCGCACCGGAGGGAGGTGGCGACAGAGCGAGCCTGTACATACGGTCCGAGACTGGACCGAAGCGGTATTGGTTGAGTGCCCTGCGTAAATTGGGCATTAGGGAGCGGCGGACTTATGACACTCGCCACACCTACGCAACCATGTGTTTGATGGCTGGAATGAACCCGGCCTTTATCGCTGCCCAGCTTGGGCATAGTGTGCAAGTTCTGCTTTCGACCTACGCGAAATGGATCAGCTCATCGTCCGATTGGACCGAGCTGGAGAAGCTGGAGAAAGCACAAAATGGTACAGAATTGGTACAAGCAAAACTGCGATAGCGTCAAATCCCAGATTTCATGCGGGGTGCAAGGCTAATGTGTGGAATTGCTGGAGAATTACGTTTCGATAATCGTCCCGTCACCCTGGCCACGCTGGAACGGGTCACCCATCGCCTCGCTCAACG